TGACGGGCATGGCGCTGGCTACTGTCACTTTCGCGAGGAGATGGATGACGAGTATTTCCGCCAGCTAACGGCAGAAAAGCGGGTGGTTCGGTATCACAAGGGGTATCCGAAGAACGAATGGAAGAAGACTCGCACAAGAAACGAAGCCCTCGACGTTCGGGTATATGCGATAGCCGCGCTTGCCATATTAAACGTAAATATGGACTCAATGTTCAAGAGATTTTACGATTCACTCGACTCAAAAGGGGCGAGAGAGGCTGGAAAGAAGAAAGAAAAGCCCCATCCTCTAGCAAATCAAGCTAATATAGGGCAAAGAAGGGGGGGCTTTGCTAACAGTTGGCGATAAAGTGAATGGCTAATCTTTTCGACGCGGCGAACGCACCAGAGGGCGAACCAACGACAGTTACAGTCGGAGATTTCATCCAATGGAAGCGTAGTGATTTGGTGCAGGACTATCCTGTGGCTACCCACTCTGCTGAATATGTTGCGCGAATCACTGGCGGCGGGGCAAGTGAAATCAAGCTGGCCGCGACCGAGAGCGACCCAGCTTATTACCTTTTTACTGCTGATAGCGCCACCTCTGCGGACTTTGAGCCTGGCTATTATCACTGGCAGCTTGAAATCACCGAAACGGCCAGCGGCAACCGGATTGTTGTTGATACTGGAACTTTTACCGCTCTTGCAGACCTTGATGTAAACAACACTGATCCGCGCACCCATGCGGAAATCATGGTCGATAAGATTGAGGCGCTATTGCAAGGCCGCGCCGATAAGGATGTAGGCTCTTACTCTATTGCTGGCCGCTCAATCACCAAGATGTCAGTGCAAGAACTGCTTGACTGGCGTGATTATTATCGTCGAGAGGCCAAGAAAGAAAAGAAGGACTCCGACATCAGGAATGGCCGTCCAACTAACACAACCGTAAAGGTTAGATTTCTATGAGCATTTGGCGGGAGATTTTAGGGCTACCAGTTAAGCCAGCGGGATTGCAGCGCAGAAACGCCTATGGCTACAGCGCCGCACAGGTAGGCCGACTATTCGCAGACTTTAACGCATCAAAGGGTAGTGCAGACTCTGAGTTGAAATACACTCTGGAGACAATGCGTGAGCGCTGCCGCGATCTTGCTCGCAATGACCCTTATGTGAAGCGGTATCTTCGTCTGCGTCAAAACAACATTGTCGGCAAGGATGGTTTCTCGCATCAAGTTAAGGCTCTCAACGACTTTACTGGCGAGCTGGACGCTGTTGGCAATCAACTGGTCGAAGATTCTTGGAGGGTATTTACCCGCAAGGGCAACTGCACTCCAGATGGTCGGCAATCTTTCACAGACTTGTGCAAGGCAGTTGATAGTGCTGTTTGCCGTGATGGCGAGGCGTTCATTCAGATTGTGAAGGGGCAGACATTCCCGCATCGGATTGCCTTCCATCACTTTGAGGCTGACCGCATTGACCATAAAAAGAATGAGCGGCTGAAAAACGGCAACGAAATCCGCATGGGTGTCGAAATCAACCGCTATGACCGTCCTGTGGCGTATTGGATACAAGACGAACACCCCGGCGACACGGATTTTGCTACGATTAACAAGCGTGCATCTCGCAGAGTGCCTGCTGACCAGATTATTCATGTGTTCGAGCAGCTTCGCCCAGGCCAAACACGCGGAGAACCGCCTCTCGCGCCTGTTGTGGCTCAAATTAAGATGCTCAACGCTCACCGCGAGGCAGAATTGGTCGCCGCAAGGCTTTCTGCGTCGAAAATGGGCTTCTTTACGTCAGATTCTGGCGATGAACTGCCTGCCGATGATTATGAAAACGCAAACGGCACTGTTCCTATTATTGATGCAGAGCCGGGCACGTTCCACCAGTTGCCTCGCGGGGTAGACTTCACTCCGTTCGATATGAACCACCCTTCGACAGCGTTTGAGGACTTCCAGAAGGGCATTCTGCGCGGTATCGCATCGGCAATGGGCGTTTCCTATGCCTCACTCGCCAACGACCTGACGCAGACATCTTATTCTTCCATCCGTCAGGGCGCACTTGAAGAGCGGGATTCCTACGCAGGGATGCAGCAGTTCCTGATCGAGCATTTCGTCCTGCCTGTTTATTCCGCATGGCTCGCAAGCGTGATGGAATTTGGCATCATTAACTTGCCTATCCGCCAGTTCGATAAGTTCTATGGCGCTACCACTTTCCGTGGACGCGGCTGGCAGTGGGTTGATCCGCAGAAGGAAATCAGCGCGGCAGTTGAGGCCATGCACAATGGCATCATGTCTCCGCAGGATGTGTCGAACCACTACGGACGGGACTTCCAAGAAACGCAGAAAGAATGGCAGTCTGCACAGCAGATAGCCGAAGCGTATGGTCAGGAACTGGCCTTCGGGCCGTTCGGCGGACACAAAGCTAACAAGCCGATACCAATGGAGCCTGATGATGGCGAGCTATAAGCCAACAGAAGGCATGGTCGAAGAGGCCCAGCGTGGTCTTGAATGGCGGCGCGAGTTTGGCCGCGGCGGCACAGAAGTTGGCATTGCCCGTGCGCGTGACATCGTGAACGGCAAGAACCTGTCAGATGACACTGTGAAGCGGATGTTCAGCTTCTTCAGCCGCCATGAAGTCGATAAGCAGGCAGAAGGCTTCAGCCCCGGCGAAAAGGGTTATCCATCTAACGGACGCATTGCTTGGGCACTGTGGGGCGGTGACGCAGGCTTTTCATGGAGCAAAGATAAGGTAGCGGGAATGGATGAGGATAGAACATATGACGAAGAGCGGCCATATCCTAACGAGCATGCTGCAAGAATTGCTGATCCTGATCGCTTTGATGATTTTCGGCGCGATAATGACGCTGGTGGCAGCGGTGTTGATTATATTTATGGTCTTTTGGCTGATGGTGGCAGTGAATTACAGTCTATTCGATTTGATAAAGACAAATATACTGCCGAAGAAGCACGCACTTGGTTGAGTGAGCATGATTTTAGCGCTATAAAGTTCGAAGAAGCCACTGGAGAGCGTATTGTGGAAGACACACCAGAAGTTGCTGTCGAAGAGCCTGTAGAGGCTCCAGAGACAGAAGAGCAGGACCGCAAGGCTGCTCCAGAAGTTGTGCATCGTGCGATGGACATGGAAGCCAAGATTGTCGATGAAGACAAGCGCACGGCTAACATTGCCGTTTCATCTGAACTTCCCGTTGCACGCTCATTCGGCAATGAAATTCTCGTGCATGACGCGAATGCTGTGGACATGGAGTTCCTGAACTCTGGCCGCGCTCCGCTTCTGCTCGACCACGACCATTCACGCCAGATTGGCGTTATCGAATCTGTCAGCCTCTCGGATGACCGCAGACTAAGAGCCAAGGTTAGGTTCGGACGTTCTGCTCTAGCCCAAGAGGTCTTTCAGGATGTTGTCGATGGTATCCGCTCGAACATCTCGGTCGGCTATCGCGTCAACAAAATGGAAAAGGCTGGTGCGGATGAATACCGCGTAACTAGCTGGTCCCCAATGGAAGCAAGTGTTGTAAGCATTCCTGCCGATACGTCTGTCGGCGTGGGGCGCAGCGCTGAAGCGACCAACCCCGAAGCGCCCGTAAGGGCAGAACCTACTATCAAACAGGAGGACACTATGTCCGAAGAAGTGAACCTGGATGAAGTTCGGGCAGAGGCCGCTAAAGCCGCTGCGAAGAACGCATCCGAAATCCTCGCTCTTGGTGCAAAGCACAACAAGCGCGACTTGGCCGACAAGGCAATCGCTGAAGGCCGCAGCATCGAAGACTTCCGTGGCATCGTTCTTGATGCAATGGGTGAAGCTGCAATCGTTTCCACGAGCGATCAGGACGTTGGCCTGACTGCCAAGGAAGTGAAGCGTTACTCAGTCATGAACGCTATCCGTGCGATGGCATTCCCTGACTCGCGTGAAGCTAAAGAAGCTGCTGCATTCGAGCGTGAAGTAAGCTCGGCTGCTGCCAAGCGTTATGGCGTTGAAGCACGTGGCTTCATGGTTCCAACCGATGTTCTCGGTGTCTGGAAGCGTGACATCAACACTGGCGATGACAACGAGCTGGTCGGCACTGACCACCTCGCATCAGAGTTCATTGATGTGCTGCGCAACGAAATGTCAGTCATGCAGGCTGGCGCTCGTATGCTCAACGGCCTTCAGGGCAACGTAAACATCCCGAAGAAAGCAACCGCTTCGACGGCTGCTTGGATCAGCACTGAGGGCGGCAACGCCACTGAGAGCGAGCCAACCTTCGCGACTGTTTCGATGACTCCGAAGCAGCTTGGTGCATTCACCGACATGACTCGCCAAGCAATCCAGCAGTCAAGCCCGGCAATCGAATCGCTCGTTCGCGACGATTTGACGCAGGCTCTGGCTCTTGCGATTGACGCAGCGGCTCTCGAAGGTGCAGGCACTGGCGGTGCGCCAGAAGGTCTTCTGAACATCTCTGGTCTGACGAAAGTTACGGCTTTCGCAGCGGCTGTTCCGACCTTCGCTGAAATGGTCAGCCTCGAAACTGAAGTTGCGTCGAGCAATGCAC